ACGAACTGCAATAAAGTTTGATTCTTTATTAATGAATCGAACTTTATATATATTTATAATAAATAAAATCATAAAATGAAAGACTTAATAAGAATGAATCAATTAGCCGGTACTATTACCGAAGGACAAGCTAAAAAAATAATGGAAATTTTAAATGAAGCAGAGGATTTTAAAGAAGGTGATATGGTATTTATTAAAGATAAAGGAGAATTTGAAACCAAACCAAGACAAATCTTTGGCAGATATGGAAATTACTACAGTGTAAGCGGTCATATTAAAAGAGATGATGGTGCCGGTTATTCAACTGAAGGAGGTAGAGAAGTGATAGGAAGTGATATTAAACTTGCTGATAGTTAAAACAAATTAATAAAAAATAAACCTTAAAGAGCCCTTGCAAGTCAAGGGTTTTTTTTTATAATACCAAAGCTATTTATATAAAAATAGTAAAATGAAAGTTGCTCCTATTGTTGTTAGGGGTGAAGAGGAAAAAGGAGTACGTTTATGGGAATTTGGTAAAGAAATTTACATGCAGCTTTTAGGTATTGCGGAGGATGAAGATTATGGTGATTACACAGACATCAATGATTTCGATTTCCACCTCTTAGACAAATATGCTGCAGTTGACAAACTGGATTAAGTCCTCACCCTTTCAAGGTCGAGCATTGCGAGTTCGAATCTCGTCTGCAGTACAAAATAAATAAGCAGGTATAGTGTTTAACGATTAGCATCTCGCACTTCCAATGCGATGGTCTCAGTTTAAATCTGGGTACCTGCTCTAAAGATAGAGAATAATTAACTTTGTCTTGAGTCCAAAACTTATAATCTTGGACAGAAATATGGTGTAACGGTAGCACACTGCGCTCTAAAAGCGCGGGAGTAAAAGTTCGAATCTTTTTGTTTCGCTAATACATCGCGAGGTGGACAGGAATGGTTCCTGCGTAGGTCTCATAAGCCTTTCATAATGTCAGTTCGAATCTGACCCTCGCTTCTAAATGCCGATATGGTGAAGTAGGCTATCACGCGTCTCTCATAAGGACGAATCCAGAATTCGAGTTTCTGTATCGGTACTTAAATTGCCCCTTAGTGGAATTGGCAACACGTTTGATTTTGAATCAAAAGACTTCTGGTTCGAATCCAGGAGGGGCAACCATCAGGCGGCTCTTAACCGTCGACTATCAGTTCAAATCTGATTAGAAGTACTTGGGCTGTTAGTTCAATTGGCTAGAACAGGTGGTTTGCAACCATCAGATATCAGATCGTTCCTGATATGGTCCACATAAATACTGATATAGCTAAATGGTTAAAGCACTCGCCTGATAAGCGAGAGATTGAAGATTCAAGTTCTTCTATCAGTACCAAAAATGCTCATGTAGCTCCAATGTGAGAGCAGGGTGCTTATACCACCAAGGATGTTGGTTCAAGTCCAACCATGAGTACTAATTAGCTCTAATAGTGAAATGGCTAATCACGGTTGGTTTACATCCAATTATTATCAGTTCGAGTCTGATTTAGAGTACAATAGGGATAGACCCAGGGTAGGAAGCCTTGACTGTAAATCAACTGCTAGTAGATTCGAGTTCTACCTATCCCACAAATGCGAGTATAGCTCAATTGGTAGAGCGTTGGATTCCAAACCCAAAGGTTGAGAGATCGTTGCTTTCTACTCGTGCAATAATATGGAAGTACCCAATGGACAGAGGTACAGCGTCTTGAAAACGCCTAGGACGGTAACCAATCCTGTTGTGCAAGTTGAATTCTTGCTACTTCCGCTGTGTCTATAGCTTAACTGGTTAAAGCTCCCGGCTGTGAACTGGGGAGATGGAGGTTCGAATCCACTTAGACACCCAACATATATATTCCTGTGGTGCAACTGGTAGTCACAATGGGCTTAAGACCCATACAGTGAGGGTTCGACTCCCTTCAGGAATACAACATTAAATACCCGTATGACGTAACTGGTAGTCGTATGCGCCTTAGAAGCGTAGTGTGCGAGTTCGAATCTCGCTATGGGTACATAAGCATTATTCGTTCAATGGATAGGACTTTCGGCTACGAACCGGAGAATAGGGATTCGAGTTCTCTATAATGCACTATAGTAGGGTCAGTCGAGACGGCTAATAGGTCTGCAAAACTTATGGAGTGAGATTGTTACTCACCCCTACTTCTATTTGTTAGGTTTTATAAAAATTTTTACTTATATTTATAATAAGAGAAATAAAAAAAAGGAAGAATAAGCATAATTGGTACTGCCGCAGTTTGCTAAACTGTTCGTCGACGAAAAGTTGGCGTGTGAGTTCGAGTCTCGCTTCTTCCGCCATTGCCCACTTAGGCTAACTGGATAAACCACGCCCCTTCTAAGGGTGTTTTATGAGTTCGAATCTCATAGAGGGCACAAAATGATAAGATTATATCTTGACGATGTTAGAACACCTTTTGATGAAGGTTGGACAGTAGTAAGAAACTATAAAGAGTTTGTTACTGCTATAGAAGAATTTGGGGTACCTGATCTTGTATCTTTTGATCATGATCTAGCAGAGGAACATATGAAAGATTATTTTCTTCATCAATACAATGGAGAAAAATTTATTGACTATGATAGTTTTAAGATAGAGACAGGAAGAGAATGTGTAGAATACCTTATAAATTATTGTATTAGAAAAAATAAACCATTAAAAGAAGTAACAGTTCATTCAGCAAATGAGTTAGGTAGTGAAAATATACAGGCAATAGTAAAACAGTTTCAAAGATATTGTGGGCAAGAAGAAAATTGTATTAGAACATTTTATCCTATCCAATATGTAAATGATTTTAAATAATAAAACAATGTTAACATTTCATACATTATCAGATCATAAAGAAATTGACTTATTAGATTATGTTAAAAATATTTTAGCAACTAAAAAAGATGTTTCTATTTATGTAGGTACAGATAGTCAAAATAGCCGAAATCAGTCAATGTTTGCTACTGTATTAGTATTTCATTATGGAAATCATGGTGGACATGTGCTTTATGCTAAAGAAAAATTACCAAAATATAAGACAACATCAGAAAGATTATGGAAGGAAGTAGTGAATTCAGTTGATGTAGCTTTATTCTTAAAGGAAACAGGAAATGTTCATGTCAAATATATTGACCTAGACTTGAATCCAGATCCAAGATATCAAAGTAATCAAATCCTAATAGCAGCTACAGGATGGGTTGCAAGTTTAGGTTTCGAGAGTAGAGTTAAATCGTTAGGACCTTACGCATCTGTTATGGCTGACGTACTGTGCCGCTGAAAATACTTTATATATTCTTACGATATTTATAATAAAAATGTCAAAACTATAAAAATGGGAAGTATCATTTACAACACCAGCTGCTAAGGGTAAGCAACTAAAAGAAACGATTGAAGACTCAAGTTGGCAATACGCTAGAGCTAAATTAGAAAGTAAATATTCAGGATTAATAATTAAAAATTACACACCAACAAAATAGGATCTTATCCAACAGGAGGTGTATTACACTTAGTTAGTTAAGGATTGGAACCTTATAAGATCACAACAAGGGGGCGCCGGGTATTGATTGCTTTAGGCGTATTAGAGTGCAAGCAGAGTTAGGATGGATACGACTCTTTAATAAAACATTCAAACAATTAATTGACGAAAAGTCAACTTTTACATTTGCTGATGCTATGGCATTAGTAGGTGCTGATGAAGCTGTAACGGCTTAATCATTCGGGTATATAGTAATCCTAGGAACAGAAATCTATAAAACATTAACGGGTCACAGGTTGGAGCTCGTCTAAAATAATTCCAAGACCATGTTCTTAAGGTTTGGTTCACACTTATATGAAACCTTTATTTTGTTGGTTTATGAATAAATCAAATAAGCTTGTAAATGAACTTTAGTGCTAATTAAGTAAGACGGGGATTCAACTTCCCCCGCCTCCACAAATGAAAAATAGATTATGAAATTTATCTTGTCTAAGATAAGAAAGAATTTGTTATGGGCTTCTATAAGAGAAGAAACCATGACAGATAAACAGAGATGGAGAGATATTAAGGGTAATTATCCATATATTATTCCTCTAAGTAAACAAAAAAGAATAGATCTTATATATGAAGATGAGAAAGGTATAAAAAGATATTTACCTAACTTTAAAGGCTGTGTAATAACTATGGAAAATGAAGAAATATTAGAAGTAAATTTTGTCTCTTAAGAAATTTTACTTATATTTAGAAAAAATAAGAATAAAGGTTATGATAGATGAAAAAGAGATGCCCACACAACCAACTATTCCAGAAAAAAGACAAAGGGGTCGACCACCCAAACTAAACAATCCACTTTATCCACATCGTATTCCTATTATTGATTTCTCAGGAGGTATAGAGAAACTAAATACGCTTGATATTGATCCTCGTATGATGGAGACAATGGTAAGTGGTTTACCTTTAGATGAACTTGTTAGTTATGAAGGTGGAGTGCCTTGCGCAACAAATATTATGTGTGTAGGTGACGCTGGAGTAGGTAAAACAACAAGTCTCTTAGACCTATTAGCATCTGTTCAGAATAAAAGTGATAGACGATGTTTATTTATTTGTGGTGAAATGGGTAGAAAACAAATGTTTAAATACACTCAACGATTCCCACAATTCGGAATAGTACAGACAATGTTTGTTAGTGACTATCTTAGTCATAATACTAAAGATGTAATTGAGCAAGTTTTAGATATAGGTTGGGATCTAATTCTAGTTGATAGTATTGCTGAAGTATTAGATGGGGTTAGGGATGATAATGACTGGGATAGAAAAAGAGCAGAATCTTGGTTAGTTGAAACATTTACTAAAAATAATAAAGGTGAAAATAAAGAAAATCTTTACACAACATTTTTATTAATACAGCAAGTTACTAAAGGTGGAGATTTTGTTGGTAGTAACCGGTTAAAACATATGACTGATGCTCTTTTAGAGATGAGAATTGAGACAGGCAGAGGTAGTACAGGTAATACTTATTTAGAATTTACCAAGAATAGAAACGGCCCAGCAAATATTAAATTCTCATTCCAGCTACTTAATAATGCTATATATTATGGTACTATGGTTAAGACAGACCAAGAATTTGAAGTACCAGCAACGGAAGCAGCTAAAGCAGCAGCTGAAATAATCATTCCTCAAGTATTATCAAACCCAATAAATACAAATTAAAAAATATGTATCAAAAAATCTTTAATCATATGTGTTTATTAAGAGCACAATGGACAGAAAAAGGATTACCTATAGATGACGATGCAATGTATGCTGAGACTACGGCTCGTGATCTAGATATTGATCTAGATGAAGATATTATTTGGGACGCAGCACAAGAAGTAGCTTCAGGCTGTTTTTAATATATGCCATTCTATACAGGTAAGACAGCCGATGGCTCAGACATGAAGGAAGTTGAAGGATTCCATGTATCTCCAGATGGGAAGGAATTTTCTAACTTCCCATATCCAACTAGTAGAGAAGATAGATTATGGGGAAGAATATATGCTCATCTTTGTGATAATCGTCGTTCTATGAATGATGAGTATGAACTTATTCTTAGAAAAGCATCATTGATGCCAAGAGCAGAAAGGGACCATTTAGTAATGTTAATAGAGAGTGGAGATCTAAAAGAAAATACATTTTCAACAAAATCATACTTATGATGATAAAAACAACAAGAGAAGAAATGATTAGATTGATAGAGACTGCTGAAGGTAAATTCTTCACAGTTACATTTATCAAAAAAGATAATAGTACTAGAGTAATGAATGCTCGCTTAGGAGTTAAAAAACACCTTAAAGGTGGTACATTATCATATAGTCCTAAGCAAAAAGGATTAATTCCTGTCTATGACATTCAGAAGAAACATTATAAGATGATCAACAGAGAAACAATTACGGCTCTGAAGATTGATGGTAAGGAATACTTGGAAGGTTAAAAAAGTTTACTTATATTTAAGAAAATAGAGGTTATGATAAAGAGATATTATCCATTTTGGTTAGGATTAATTGCTTGTATAATTATGACAGGCTTAGTAAGTCAAGGAAAAATAAGTTATTCATTTGCTATTATTATTATTTATATTATTGGTTATTTTAAACTTACAAAATTTAATGATTTATGGTAGTGGTAATAATGGTAATTTTATTTTTGGGAGCAGCAGCATCTACTTGGGTAAAGGACTATAAAAAATTACCTACTTATAATATAGATGAAGCAATAGTGAGATATTGTCTTAGTTGTTTTGGTTTTCTTGAGACAGAAAAATGGAATAAATGTGAACCTGATTACCAAAAATGTTTACCTAAATATAGAGATTTATGATAGAATGGACTTGTACTATATGTGGTGATACATCAAGAAAACAGGATGGAAACCAATGTTTTAATTGTGAAGTAGAGACAGAACATCTTTATTATTGTTCAGATGGAGAAACATTTGATGATGAAGATGAAGCAGATGCTTATGAGCAGACTTTAGATGATATTTTCTTAGAAGAGGAAGATTAAAAATTTTTACTTATATTTAAAGTATGAAAATAATAAAAAGATTGTTTTTTACAATTATATTCCCGTTTTGTTTTATAGGAACATTATTTATTGTTTCGCCTATTCATTGGATTATTACAGGTGAATTTGATTCACCTATTTTTAAATTAATTGAATTTTATCAAAGTCTATGAATAAACGCACAATAAATACTTTTATTAGAGAATTACAAGCAATCAGTCCTGATAAAAGAGAATTACCATTAGTTATTGACTGTCCAAATGGTATAGAATTATACCCAGAAATTAAAATGAGATGGGATAATCCAATGGAAATGTTACAAAAGGCACCTGATAAAATGGTAATAACTTATTAATAAAATGAAACTTAAATACACTTTTTCACCATTTACAAACCCAATTATGAAATTCCTTTATAGTATTTTTTGTCTCCTGACTGCAATGGTAGGTTATCATATTCATGGTTCAATATTTTGGAGTATTATGGATTTTTTCTTCACACCTCTAGCTATCCTTAAATGGATATTATATGAACAAATTAATATAACTATTATTCATCAAACATTTGAATTCTTTTTTAAATGAGAAATAAACAATATAGGGATGCTTATCTTAAGTTAGGAGAATCATCACGACCAATGTTATGTTTATGTTATTTATTAGGAGGAGAAGATTATAAAACTCAAACAATAATGAATGATTTCCCTGAAATGGCTCTTTTTGAACCATTTCCTGGTGCATTTAGATGGTTTAATAATAATGATGGTGAAATAGAACGAGCAGAAAGATTAACAGTATTAGCATTTTGCATAACAATAACTGATGGAACAACATTTGATTAATTCCTTAAACCGTAAATACCTAGGTAAATGGTGTATAATATGTTCCTAGAAAGATATGGAATAGAATACTTTGAAATAAATACTGAGACAGTAACATCAATAAGTCGTTTTATAGAGCAGAAAAAACAAGGTACATTTATAGTACGAGTAAGAGGACATGTTACAACTGTAAAAGAAGGACGAGTAATAGATACAGGAGTAAAAAATTGGCATGTAAAAAGTGCTTGGAGAATAATTAAACAAAAATAAAGATATATGGGATTCATGGGTATTGAAAGCATCGGTTCATCAGATGAAGCATCTGACTTTGCTAGTAATGTAATAGAAGGTATTCGTCTCAAGATGGAAAAAGAGATGATGAATGAAGCAAATGAATATAACACTTCTGGTTATATTAATATTGCACTTTTACTCAAGTCAATGGTTTCAGATAGTAATGAATGGTATTTCACCTATGCTGAAGAATGGGGAGGTATACTTCAACAGTTAGAGGATAGATTCGAGAAAGAACTCGAAGGATGGAGCGAAACTATCGTGAAAGATGATTATATGGTTCTTTATGAGTTTATTAAAAAACTAAACGAAATAAGTAAAGATAATGGCTAAACTATCTAAAAAGGAATCAAACGGTACAAGTTTTCATGATGTTATTATTAAGACAACTGTTAATGAACTGATAGATAAACTAGGTGAACCTCAATATTATGAGAATGATGGTTCAGATAAAGTAAATGTTGAATTTATTTGTGAAACTGACGGAGGTGATTCCTTTACTATATATGATTGGGAAGAATATTCAATTCTAGATAATGATAAAACACATAATTTTCATATAGGGACCCTTGACAAAAACATATCTATCAGCGCTAAACGAGAATTAGGTTTTTAAAAATTTCTTACTTATATTTAAGAAAAAAATTAAGGTTATGGAAGGTAAAAAAGTTAAATTAACATTAGTAGGTTTAGATGGAAACGCGTTTTCACTCATGGGTGCTTTTCAGAAGCAAGCGCGTCGTGAAAAATGGACGTCAGAAGAAATTAAAACTGTTACGGATAAATGTATGAGTGGTGACTACAATAATTTATTAGTTACATTGATGGAGGTTTGTGAAGATGAGGATGAGGATGCAGATATGGATATGTTAGAAGATGATAATGAAGATGAGGATGAGGATGCAGATATGGATATGTTAGAAGATGATAATGAAGATTAAATAGTAGGGTGATGTCATGTAGCGTGAGAGCTTAGTATGGGGTGGATAATTATGCGACGCCATATAATAAAGTTACTTTAGCCAATTTGAGGACTAAACTCACCCCATCTATTTATTTTAAAAATAGGACGAAGATTAAATAATAGACCAAAACAGTTTACCTGCTTAGTTACATTGTGTAAACTAGTCACGCCAAAAACTCTTATACCTGAAAGGGATAGGTTGAAAGTGAGTTCTGTATTTGGCTATTTCTTTAAAAAAAAAACAATAATACTCATGATAAAGAAACCATTAGCTCAAATCATTTCAGAGACAGAAACATGTTTTCCTACCATATTCAGTAAAGAAGATGTTCTTCTAATACTTAACAGTATTGAGAATGAAGAAATATTCATACCTGAAGAAAAAATAGAAGAGTTAAAGGATGAACTAAAGGAGGCTATTGAAAGGATGGAAACAGATGAAACTGTTGATTTCGATAGTGCTGAATTTGGAGTAAAGAGTGGAAATGAAATCATTCTTGAAGATTTGGTGTTACACATGAATAATATTGGAGATACTATTGAAAAAACTCTTAATGATTTCTTCGCTAAATGATGGATAAATTTTGGCATATAAAGCAATTCGAGCCTGAGCACCTAACAAGTCTCCTTAAGACAACTAATCATATCTTACCTTTCATAAATAATGATAATATAATAAATACCCATCATTATAAAACTATTGAAAGTGATTTAGGTACTATAAGGGTTTCAGTATGGACTCAGACAGGACGAACGAATGAGGTTAAAGAATTAACCATAAATAAAACTTTAGCACGTCTTATAGATAATAATAATTTTACTATTGAGGCTAAAGTAATAGACCCAAAAACAGGTTCAAACATTGTTCTTGAAATAACGAAATATGAACGTAGCTAAACCAGGATTTAGGTTACCTTATGGGACATACCTTAATAAGGATAGAATAAATTTATTATTTCCTTCACACCAAACTACAGGTGTTAGTCATATAGGGATTTGTGAATCTACTAAACCTTTTTATGTGATGATGTTTGGGTATGGGGTGATATAAATAATGAAGGTAGAAATATAACATGTTTAAAATGTCAAAGAATTTATTTGGCCTTTCAAAAATTTTAACTTATATTTAAGGTAATAATAAAATAAAGGTTATGTATAGTTTAAAATGTTCATATTACGACAAGTCATTTCGAAGCATTGAAGAACTTATTGATGATGTTATATTATCAGGAATGGACCCAAACTATGAAATCACCAAGAATGGTAAAGGAACAGGTGAAGAACTGATCAGCTTAATACAAATCTAAAAACATAAACATGATAACAGCAATAATAACAATAGCAACCCTAGTAGGGATAGTAGTTGTAAATGTAATAAAACATACTATTAATGACTAATAGGTGGGATAAAGAAAAAATCAGGAAACAACTTATGTCTGAAGCTGAATTTGAAAAATTCGCTAAAACAGAACATGCTGCCTACCAGAAACAGGTAAATCACCTTGATGACTATATTCCCTATTACGAATATTACCTAGAATTATCAGCTGTTTACGAACGAAAAACTAAATAATAATAACCATGGCAAAACTAAGAGCATTTGAAATTGAAGCAATAGTAGGTACTACTGTTCAAAAAATTGAGAATAAATTAAGAGATAATAATCCTGTTAGTAACAGTGATAAAGCTTATATTAAAACACATAACGCTAAAGTAGATGAACTTGAAAAAGCCATATCATTAGCTAATAAGAAGTTGGAAGATCTTGAAGCAGTAGCTGAGAAACGTTTTAGAAATCAAAAAAAGTTTAATGATAATACAATTATTAATGTAAATTATAAAGGTAGGATATCTATTAATACAGACAGAATAACGATACCATGGAAGGAGAGAAGTAATATTCAAGCTAAAATAACTTTAGCAAGTATAGGGGGTGGTGAAGAAATGAATGCTTTGATAGATAAACTTACAAACGAATATGTATATTAGTAACTGCTGTGGAGCGCCACCAAAAGGGAATGGAGATAGCGACAGTTCAGATATAGGAATATGTCCTGAATGTGGTAATCATTGTGACTATGAGGATATGCCTGAGGAACTGGATGATGTCATAAGTAAGAGTAATGAATCTATTCTAGATATATCTCTTCTGATAGTGACTGAAGTTAGTGATGAAGAGGATAAAGCCAAACTTATCAGGAGTTTATGTTTCTCAACCATAATGCGATTTAATAAATGGTTAATAGATAAAGGATGGGAACCACACATTGATGGAAGATGGGGGAGAGGTGAAGAAGAATTATCAATCATACAACTACTAATAAGATATGAACAACAAAGAAACATACTTAGAGCTAGCTGAAAGGATAGCAAATCATATTGAACACAAACATTGGTTTCTATGTTATTTTTTACCTTATGGAGATATGAGAGACAAATTTCAAGATTTATTTGATCCTGAATGGGGTGCTGAGGAGGGTTTGTGTATTGCTTGGTTCATTTATGAAGTAAAGAAAAAAAGAGGACAGAGTAGAAATATAATGTCAGTCAGAAAAGCAAATGAAGATCGTATGATAGCTTTATTATTATTAGCTTGTATGGAAGAGTAAAAATTCTTACTTATATTTAAGAAAAAAAATTAAGGTTATGATTTTTGTTAAGAAAAGTAAACCGTTACCTATCTTAGAACAAATAGAAAAACGACTCATACCTAAAATAGCTAAGTGTTATCCAACTATTAACAGAGGTGGGTGTGGGATATTTACTTACTATTGTTATAAACGTCTTGTTGAATTAGGGTATAAACCAAAAATATTAGTACTTAGTAATAATAAGACTATCAAGAGTAAAATCAAAAATTACCTAAATGTTGTGAAGGGTAAAGAATATGATGCTCATAATTTATCAGCTACTCATTTTATGATTAGTCTAAAAGGACATATATTTGATGGGAAAAACTATGACGAGATGGAATTTCATACAATGGAACAAGGTTATTATAAACCAGAAATGTTAAGAGCGGCACTTGAAAAAGGAGACTGGAATAGCACCTGGAATAAAAAACATAGTCCAAAACTAAAACAACTAATAAATGAATACATTTGTTAATCCTAATCCATTTACAGTAGTATCGTCAACAGTTTGGGGTACTGACGCTTTACATTTTTGGATAATTTGTTTAAACTAAAACGATATGAATAATAAAAAACAACTACATAAGTGGATCAATGTTCTTTATAGCGGAGAATACAAACAAGGTACATTTGTACTCCAAAGCGAACATGGGTATTGTTGTTTAGGAGTAGCTTGTAAAGTACTTATTCCTAAAACCAAACTTAAAATTGATATGTCCCTAGAAGGGGTAATGGATGGTTATATGCCTAATGAACAACCTAATGCTCCTAAATGGTTGAAACAAATTAATGGACATTTTAGAAAAAAATTAGGAATAGATCTTACCTCTCTTAATGATGAGAAAAGATTTTCATTTGAAGAAATAGGAATGATTCTTGACCTGATCTACATAAATAAAGCACTATGACATTAAATAATGAAGAAAGCGAAGATATGTTTTATAATGCGCTATGTAACGCTGTAGGTACAGGTTATATGATGGGTTATGGGTTAATGTTAGAAATTAATGATAACCATTATAGTGTGGTTAAAGAAAGCCTAGCTAAAAAAGGACAAGAACATCCTTGTTATGAAGATATAGCTATGGAACGACTAAGAATGGGATATGGATTAACTATGGTTGATGATGAAGAGGGTGAATATACAAGAACCATAACTATCAAGGATGTTCATGAACGAGTATCAAAGATGCCTGAACAACATTTAGCAGATATGATAGGAGGAACAGATGATGTAATCACAGCTGATGTACTTATACAAACTGTCTTTTTTGAAGATATAATTTTCGGATGAAAATAGGATTATTATTTAGATTTCAATCATTTTGGATGGGTATACATTATTCTCCATACAATAAGAGATATTGTATTAATATTATCCCCTGTGTTACTATTTATATTGTACTCAAAAATGGCATATTACCATCTTATTCAAATAAATAATATTTTTCTTATTAAAATTTTTTACTTATATTTAAAGTATGAATAAAAAGAAATTAAGATCAGGAATAGAAGTTGACGCTAATGAATACTATGCTCTGTTAGAGTGGAAAGACAGTAATATGAAAGAATTTATAGTATGGTGTGATTGCAATTATCTTAGTTATAGTATTAATGATCTAACATACCCAACATACCAACAACTAATACATTACACAAAGATATGAAAAGAAAAAGAGCCGAAATCTACAGAGCAGTAGCTGAAATCATAGATGAAGAAGGATACATGGGTATATGTTGGGCATTTAGTCAGTATAAAATACAAACATATGTAGACCCATATCATCCAGGGATAGTATTTTCAGACGCGTCAATAGAACTATTTCCAGAACTAGACATGTATAATCTGAAAGAATATACGATGAGACATGATAAATATGTTAGTTCATATTTAAACTGTGATAAGGAAGATAGAATTATAATGATGTTACTCCTAGCTGAAATGAATGATAGTAAATAGTCCACCACCAAGAATAAAACAGGGTAATTATTATCCATTTTCGTTATGGAATGATGATAAGGTTATCCATATTAGAGAATCAGGTGCTAAAAATACTATTATATGTTGAGTTGAGGGAAGGGGGTTATTGAGGTTAGATGGGGGAAAGTTACTATATAGGCAACTGTAACATGTCCTAGATGTGTAGGATTGTATCGCTTGGCTCATATAAAATAATTCAGTATATTTAAGAATAAAATAAATAAGTTATGAAAAAAGTAATGTTAATAGCAGTTTTAGCCTTAACCATGTTTGGTTGCGCCAAAGATGCAACATATCAACATGTGTATAAGATTTGTTATGTGTCTCCAAAAGTTAGTACAACTATTACTAGTTTTTGGACATTTAGAAAGAACCAAGACTTTCATAACTCGGCCTGGATCAGAGCTGACTATATGAGTAAAAATCAAGATGTGTTAGATGGTTGGACAATTGACACGTTGTGGGTTGATAGTTTAGGATTAATACCTTGGAAATGATAATATATGGAAAAGAAAAAAAGAGCCGCAATCTATAGACGCATAGCCCGATTCATGGGTGAGGGATACAGAACCAATAAGAGGTGTATTACTAATAATGATGAGTACAAATTTGGAATATGTATGGCCTACCGACTAGTAACGGGAGATGAGAAACAATACACATACAGTTTTACCCGACTAATAGAGAACATGTTACCAGAACTGGAGCTGGTGAATGAACCTATAAATATTGACAGTTGTTATTTCCTTAAAGCCACATCAGCTGACAGACAAAATATATGTCTCCTGATGGCTGAGATGGTGACCAACCCGATCTATGATGACGGAATATTGGGTGATGATTGATGGTATGTGACTTATAGAAAGGTATAGGGTGGAATAAAGGTAGGCAGGGTATAATTCATGGTGTGTGTTCGCCTTACCTAACATAGTTAAGCGTCTTATATACAGACAGCTGCGATTATTTGAATAAATTTGGCGAATCTGAAAATATTACGTATATTTAAGAATAAATAAAATAGGTTATGTATGAAAAAAGTTAGCGAATATATCCAAACCATAACAAGACAGCTCTTCAGAGCAACTGTATTAGTATTACTAGTACATCAAACAGGACACCTTTCACCAGGATTAGTTTGGGCCTGTTTTGTTTTAGCATTCTTCTCAGAAATAGATAATATATGATGGAGGTTAAAGAAAGTTTGGCTTCTCAAGAAATTTTTGATAACTTAAAACAAATTCGTTAAGTTGAAAGATTTTCGCGTCTTTGTAAAAATTTTTACTTATATTTAGGTAATAAAAAAAACAGATAAGATGGCTGGAAAAAGAGAAATAACAATAGCACGTGAGACAGCAGTAAAGAAGCTGCGCAATCTGGACCAGAAATACAAATTCACTAGCGCCTGGGATGGTGAAGTGGCAAGAATGTTTAAGGAAACTGATACATTTTGCTTTGATGAGACTGTTAGAGAAAATTTAGATATGGCTGAACAGTTAATAAATCGCTGGGAAAAATGATAGTAGCTAACCCAAGTCGGAGAAGATGGTTAGATATGAATGTAATGGATGGCTACCCAACTATGTGGGATGATGGTTATTCACATATCAAAATTGTCTGTAGTCAAGAACTAGTATGTGGTATACCTTTAACTAGTGAGGATAGAAGAAGAATAAGTGATCCAAACACACTTATTCCTGAATTCGTTTCATGTCCAAAATGTTTAGCTTATGATAGATCCAAGTGATGTACTAAATGATAGTAAATATTAATGGGTGATGGATATAATCATATCAGAGAACATAAAAAAAAACACCTACTTATGTGGTATGGAAATAACCTATACTCGTATATTTTGTATTGCTGATGATTTTATTACTTGCCCCATGTGTAAAACGTCTTATAGAGCGTTATCTAGGTGATATAAATATTGGCTGAATAAAATTAATGACGTATATTTAAGAAATAAATAAACGGTTATAGATGATAGTAGCTAAACCAAGATTTAAGATGTCGTTTGTTAGGAATGATAGTAGCTATTATTTAGCTGTTAGTAAAACAACTGATCTTATACATATCAGAGAAATGGCTGATTATAAGTGCGATTTTATATGTGGTCTAGATGGTGATTTATTAGGACCAAATTTTAATAAATATAGATTTGTAACTTGTCCTGATTGTGCTAAAAGATATTTGGCTTTAGAAAAAGTTTAACGTATATTTAAGAAAAATAAAGGTTATGAAAAATGTAGCAAAAATGTTAGCACTTATGATCTTAGTTGCAATAGCAATGAGTTCATGTGCCCGTGGTTTTGGTTGTCCAATGATGATAACTAAAACTAAACCAGTAATGACTACCAATATTAATATTTAGTTTGGTCTTACAAAAAGTTTAACTTATATTTAACGTATGAAAAAAATAGATAAAATTTGTAAGATGTATGTAGTTGTAGTTATGATTAGTTTTATTTTATTAACCATTTATAGTTTGGCTCAACAAAAAGTTTAACGTATATTTAAGTATTAGAAAAGTAAGAAAATTAAGTAACAATTTAAAAAAAAAAGGTTATGAACAACAACCAAGAACAACAAAACCAGGAGGTTGCAGTAGCAGCTCCAAAACAGTTAGGTCGCCCCGTAAACGCAAGTTCGGCTCGCCAACAAAGAATTAACGAAATTCAAGCTCGTAAAGAGAGCGGTAATTTCAAACTCGGTCGCCCCGTAGTTGAGGGATCGAAACGCCAGATTCGTGAAGCTGAGTTAGCTGAAAAACGCGTTTCAGGTGAATTAAAAAAAGGTCGCCCAATCAATCCTAACAGTAAAAAACAGATTGCAGCTGCTGAGAAAGCTTGGAAATTAGAAAATGGGATTGCGATTAAAAAAGGTCGTCCAGTTGTAGAAAAAGTTGCCCCTGAAGAAGTGGTAACTGTTACAGCGTCTGAAATTGAAGAAGGGTAATATAGTAACATGAAACAAGGTGCACCAAAATATATAAGGTGCACCTTTTCATATTAGCCAATTTTGTTTTATTCATATTTTTACTTATATTTACATTATGAAAATAAATAAAAAAACAGAATTGTGTGTAACAGTTACTCGTTCAACACAATCAAAACATTATCATAAAGATTACTTTGTGATACATGGACGACATGCTTACAGTGAACCATTTAGTATTAAGACTAAATGTAAAACTGTAAAAGAATGTTTAGAACAATATCCAAATTTAAGTATTGATCTAACATATCTAGGTTACAATAATGGTTCAACATTAAGACAACAATTAGATATTAATGGAAATGTGAAATATGAAATTGAAGAATTTTTAGGAATTTGGAAAAACTAAATTTCTTACTTATATTTAGATAATAAGGATATAAGATAGAGAGATATTATGGCGGCGATATGCCGCCATATATATTAAGATACCATGCATGTTGTTATCCATATAACATGGCGTATGTGTAAAAAAGAACTAGATCGAGAGTCACAGCGCAACTACCTATACAGGTCGACAAATATATACTTATATAAAATAGCCACAATTTATATCGAAATTAAAGAAGTTGTGTATTCACAATTTCACTTAATTGAATGTTATATTTAAAACGATTAAACTATGAAAAAGAAAGAGCATTTTATTTCAACAGCAGAAGAATTTTGGAATTTATCATGTAAAAATGATAAACTAAAATCACCATCAGATATAATGATTGAATTTGCTAAATTTCATGTAGAAGCAGCATTGAAAGCCGCAAGTGAAAGTAGAGATAATTTTTATAAAGGTGACCCAAAGCACTACAATGAATTTTCTAAAGATGCAATCATAAACGCTTACCCTTTAACCAACATAAAATGACAAAAGATACTCTAATACAGAAACATTTAGAAATGATTGACCATGAAAAAGAATCGACTATCTTTACCGTATGACATTGAAAGAAATAAAAGACTGGATAGAATCACTTCCACATGAGTTTTTATCATTCACGGTTGTGAGTGCTGAGGAAGGTCAGATAGTTGGTACAGAAAATACATACAGGCTTGATAAGCCAATAGTCTCGTTGGATGCAGATGTCTCTAATGAGGAGATACTCTTTTTTATTCGGAAACGCCTAACCGAAAGTAATTAATCAAGTACGGGAGACAGAATAGCGACGCCGTCCGAACGAGATTCTTGGAGGTGGATATGATGATAGTTTTTTATCATAATTCAGTTCTTCCAAATAAAAAGTGTAGTAAATGTAATGAATCTACAATTTCATTAGGATTAACTATTAATCCACAATCAACTAAATATCCTGATGGATTTGTAATATAGCAAACTTTCTTATACACCTTGTTATGTGTATGTAAAAAATTTTAATAGACAAACTTAATATGGAACAAGAAAGTAAAGATAACAACAAGTTAGATGGACTTTTCATAGTTGATGATGGAACACTACCAATATCAAAAGAAGGGTCTCTTTTCATTGGCTGGATGGAGATGAAACTTAAAGAATGTATTGAAGTAGAAGATTATGAAGAAGCGGAGAAATTGAAAAGAGACATTCAGAAAGCGAGAGATAATATGGTGGTGATAAATCCATCTAACGATTCAGAGGTTGGATAAAATTTTTTATTACACATAACGGTTTGCAGCTAAACACTGTTAGCGATTTGGAACACAAAATTATCAACTTAAAATACACTTAATATGAAAACAGAACTTAATAAAAACGAAAAACTTTCAACGGAGCAGGAAGCCCCGCCTATTGCAAATGTGCTGTTAGCAGCCGTTTATTCAGAGCAAGAAAGGATTATGATTAGAAATGGATGGTGTGTTGCATATAATAGTTGGTGGAAGCACAAAGATGAAGGATTGGATTTTAGACAAATGGAAACAAAGTTAATTGAGGCACTTGAATGCAGTCTTTTAAATGGCTACTAACACAGGGCAATTTAAAGTAGTGTATTCATTGCTCTTAAATTGTTTGTTCTGTGAAGTGCAATGTAACCAATACGATAATTAATTGACAGTAAAAAAGAAAAGTGCGAAGCTTTAGGTAGTCATAAAATAAAAAAAACATGAAAAGGAAATTGTTGTTAAATGAATTATTTGAATTGACCGGATGTAAAACCGTTAATGGAGCATTGGTTAAAATGAAACATATTGAAAAGTCGTATGACGATGGGAAAGTTCCAACCACAAAGGAAGGATGTATGGGTGGTCGTGTAATGAGTGACCAATATCAGGAATGGGCGCATCAAAGAACTCAGGCAGAAACACTAATTAAAAAAATTGAAAGATTAAAAATAAATGACCTGCCAACTAATCAAACAAGACAATCACTACATAGGAGTTAGTGATGAAGAAATAAAAGAAGGTGAATATTACTATGATGAAATATCATGTGAAATTTATCAGTATTTATTTAATGAGCAAATGTATAATCGTAAGAAAGTAATCTGCACTTCATCAAAAGAGCAAGCAGTTGATATGGACTTGTTTTATTTTGAGGTGGAATCTCTAAAAAAAGAACCAAAGAGTATTGAATTGAATATAGTTGGTGTTGATGATAAAGATTCACAGGATATAATTTTTAAATCCGAACCACAACACACCACAGAAGGTAAATTGAAACGATTGACTAACTACAAAATAAACTACAATGGAAGAAAACAAACCTGAATCTGATAAGCTGATTGATGCGGTGGAGAAGCAGTTTTTAGATTTCCTTTATGACTTATGTGAAGATTGGCATCTATGGGATGAACAAGAGCAAGGTATATATCCTATTGAACGGTTACTTAATCCAATAGGCAAAAAGATTGAAGAACTCAAGAATAAGTATATATTGAGGAAGGGTTATGAATGTTAGGGAAACTTGGATATTTAATCTCTTTTTCCTATATTAATCATACATATTTATGATTGAAATGGATATAGAAAAAATATTTGCTAGCTTTAAAGATGAATCAGCTACAGTTATAGTTGATTTCTCACAACATCCTGTTGTATGGATAGGTATGTTTAAGAAGATTATTATTAATCATATTTCTTTTAAGGAAACTATTATTAAAACTATTAAGAAAAATAATCCTGAATTAGAAGAAGATGAAATACGTATAGCTGGTAATATTATATTATATTCAAGAGCTTGGGAATACATAAAAAATGTTGACCTTAATATGGAAAGCCATATAGATGCTTTATTATCCCTATATAGCGAAGATTTAATGATGGCGCTCATAAAAAGTAAAAAACACTATGAACGCTATGAAGAATATGAAAAATGCGCGTTTATTAAGAGTATTATAGATAGAATAAACCTTCATCAAGAAGAGTTTGGCTTCCCTAAAGAGGAGACGTAACTTCAGATAAATAATAAAATAAGTATAGTTATGAGAAACAGAGACATTATAGTAAGAAAATTAGAAAATATTGAGAGTAATATCAATAAATTAAATTTCTATTTGAATCAACCAACATCAGCAGAAACTTATAGAGAACTGATAGAAATAATGCGTGATAATATTAATCAGGCTAAAGATTTCTTAGAACAAGAAACAATAACAGGTTAAAAAACACAAAAGTTATGATTACACCAGAAAAAATCCAACAAAACTGGACTGATCTAGAAAATGTGATAAAAACACATATTTCAGAACCTAGACGTCAACAACTTCTAGATCTATATAATAAATACCAGGACCGAATTATTCTTATGCCTGCCAGCAGTAAGAAAGAATACCATAATTCATTTCCAGGAGGATATGTAGATCATATATTAAGAGTAATACATAGTGCTATTGCATTATCAAATGTTTGGGAAGCAATGGGTGCAGACATGTCTACATTTACTAAGGAGGAACTGGTATTCTCAGCTCTTAATCATGACTTAGGTAAAATAGGTGATGAAGATAATGAAGCTTATATTCCACAAACTGATCAGTGGAGAAGAGATAAACTAGGAGAAGAATATACACATAACACTAAACTTGAATATATGACTGTTCCTGAGCGTAGTTTATATTTATTAACTAGTAATGGAATAAAATATTCTAAAAATGAACTACTAGCAATTCGTCTTCATGATGGTTTATATGAAGAAGCAAATAAGAGCTATATTATGGGAGGATGGGCACCTGAAACTAAGCCTAGAACTGACCTAATTTTTATTATTCATCAAGCTGACCTAATGGCATCTCGTATTGAATTCGAAAATGAATGGAATCCAAAATTTAATGTTGCTTCTAGTCTATATAAGGGAGATAAAGTAATTACTAAAACAAAAATACCTATTAAAGCAAAAGCTTTATCTACAGTAAAAGTTAAGAGTAGCTTTCAAAATATGTTAAACGAATTATGATATACGGAATAATAATTACAATTTTACTTATTATAGCTATTTATATAATAAGAAATCTTCTTAATAAAAATGAGAAACAAGAAGAATTAAATTTAGACCAGATGGCTATATTAATGTCTTATAATATGTACCTTAATCAAATGGCAGATATTATAGAATATGCTGATAAGAAAATGTTAGAGGTAGATGCTAGAGGGCATTATAAATCAGATGATGAGGTGGGCTTCTTTTTTGAACAAATTAAGCTTATACAAAGTAAACTTAATGAATTCAAAAAGAAAGAATTATGAGTGTAGTACAAAATAATTTTAAGAAAAAAGAAGAAAAAATATATTTTACACAGGCAACAGAAGACGCTATTATAGCTTATAATAACGCTACTGAACCGGCTGAAAAAAGTCTTATTTATCAAAGAGACATACATTTTGCTTTCTTTAAACTTACCCAGAATCTTATTCATACTTTTAAATTTTATCATACTGAAGTTAATGATATAGAAGATCTACAACATGAGGCTATTTTATTTTTACTTAGTAAAATACATAAATATAACCATAGAAAAAATATACAAGATAGATTTGTTAAGATTATTATAAAAGAATTTAAGGAAGAATATATATCTAATTTTGAAGAATATGTAGGTGAAGTAGATAAGGTAACACAAGAGCAGATAAATACATTTATAGCATCATTACCCCACCTATCAGTACCGTGTAAAGAAAAATTATCTAAAATAACTCCACCTAAAGCATATTCATATTTTGGTACTATTGCTAAACGATGGTTTATTCTTAATAATGATACTAATTATAAGAAGAAAAAAGAAGCTTC